GATTCAAAGAGGACAGCCATAGAAGACTGTCCTCATACAAGTTCTTTTTATTCCGGCACCTGTCGGTGCCTATTATAGATGCCCGGATGCATTGCTTACGCAATAACGCAAGCCGGGGCCACTCCGCTGCTACTGCTGGCAGTACTGCTGCTGATGTAACCTGCAGGGATAACGATACGGACATTGTTACCGTTACCAACGACCGGAGACCTGAGCCACCAGTAATATGGTGTACCGGACATATTGACCTTGATCCTGTTGGAATCGTTGTCAGGATTACTGGATCCACCAGGTACATCACTGTTGGCACTGTAGTACTGCCATGCATCACCCTTATCAGAATTATTATCAGATCCACCAAAGACCTCAGGTCTTGAAGGCAGGAAGTACTTGTCTACTGTAGTCTCATAGCCTGTACCAGCTGAGCCTTCTGTAGTACTGGTATCTCCTGCAGCAGTGCTCAGAGCTGTCAGAAGCTCTACATCAGCACAGATCTTTACAAACTCCGGATCAAGACCATGCATGAAGCCTGCAGTAGAAGCATCCCATGAAGGTGGTCTATCCCAGTGAGACTGTGGTGACCAAACCTGACCTGCTACCTTAGCAGAATTCAGATGCTGTCTCATAGCAGATTCACTCCATTTGTTGGATCCATATCTCATCCTGTGGATACTATTAAGACCAGCAGACTCCTGGACAGCAATGAGTACTGTACCAAGATCTGTACCACCGGTGCCAGCAGTGACTACTACACCTGATTCCAGAGCAGTTCTGTCAGATCCGGATGCATAGGTGCTGATCCTTGCATTGGCTGCCTGCTGATTGTAGGCCCATGGCCATACGATCTGACCACCTGCAGGTACTTCCTTGGTCAGTGTAAACTGATAAGTAGCACCTCCACCATTAGGTACATCATAGTTATCACCAAGAGTGACATGATAGGTACCTGCCGGCAGTGCGGATGCTGCATAGTAGAATGCTTCAGTATTATCACTCTGCAGGTTATACAGGAGCTTTTCAGACTGCAGGATCATACCATACTGCTTGGTCTTGTCATGGATCTTGATGTTACCTTTGCTGGTCTGATTGCCTTCAATGAAGTCCATGACTACCATATTGATCACAGATGCAGTCTCTACCACTATGATGGTGTCTCCCTGAGCTGCAGTACCTGTAACGCTCAGGCCATAATCAGCCAGGATGATAGGATGTCCTTCATATCTCCATGCTGATCCATCATAGATGATCTCATATTCCTTCTCTCCGGCTTCATCCATGGCAGCTACAAAGGTATCTTCCACTACAGATACTGCAGTGATACCTGTGTGCTCACCAAGGGAAGCCTGCACTCTGGTCTCTCTACCTACTTCAATGATGTCACCAATGCTGAAGACTGATGGAGCCAGTCCAAGTCTTACTATGGCCTGTACATCACTGTAGCTCTGTGGCTCAAGACCACCTCTTTTGGCAAGGATGGCATTGGTCTGTCTGAGAGTGCTATCCTTGACCAGATCTACTTCATATGTACTCATTCTTAACCTCCTTAATTAGTAGTGAAGATCATAGTTACTCCTTTATCATCACCAATGGTAAAGCTGACATCACCAGCCAGGGCAAATACAGCACCGGCCTGCTCAGAATAGAGCTTAGCATTGGCTTCTGATGCAGCTGCATTGGTCTCTGAAGAAGCAGCTGCTTCCTTAGAGAGCTGAGCATCAGTCTTATAGCTCAGAGCATTGGCTTCTGACTCTGCGGCATCTGAAGCGGATCCTGCTGCAGCATCTTTGGCAGCAGTAGCCTGATTCAGTACATAGTCACATCTTTCCTGAAGTTCAATGTACCAGGCTTTTTCCTCCGGCTCAGGAATGATCTCACCACCATTCAGACCATCATATACCTCAATGTCATATACTCTGGTCTTCCAGACATAATCATCACCAACTGCTTCAATAGAGAATGACAGAGTACCAGGCTCATAGCAAGCTGCAGCCGGCACTACCCATCCAAAGCGGATCTGCTCATCATTTCTCTCTACACAGCAGGCAAGATTGATATCTGAGTATTCACCTTCAGTGATGTAGATGATCTGCAGTGTCTTCTCTGACAGGTCCACACCATCATAGTATCTATCCATGACAAAGCGGATAAACTGAGATTTATTCTCTCCGGATACCATGATCTGCTCATCAATCTGCTGGAGCAGCTTGGTGCCTTTATCTACCTGGAAGATAAGATCATCGGTATAGGTCTCATTATCATAACCATCTACCCATTCCCATTCCATACTCATAGCTTTTCACCTCCTTCTTTTAAGCTGTTCTCTTCCACATATATACACTAAGGAAAGGTGGCATGATGTTCACAGCCTGTCCACTACCTGCAGATCCGGTATTACCTGTACCTGCAGCACCGGTAGTACCACCACCTCCTGATGCTATGGTGATAGTATGAGTATGAGCACCAGCAGAAGATGTACCATGACTATCTCCGGCCTGAGCTGCATACTTGGCTGTACCTGTAGCTGCTACCTTCTTCCTGGCTACAGTATGGCTATGAGCACCAGCTGAGCCACATGTGGCTGTATGTGTATGATTAGGTGTGCTATGTGTATGAGATGGTCCTGTATGTGTATGAGCCGGCATCTGAGCTACTGTGAGAGTCACAGTCTCAGCTCCTGCAGTCTGACCTGCCTGATGTGCTGCAGATCTTCCCAGAAGGAATCTGCCTTGAAGCTCTTCCCATGTACCACCAAAGATGGTAGCAGGATCCACATTGGATACATTCATGTAAATGGATCCTACAGGATAGATCAGATCAGTGATGGTAGCCAGGGAAGGGATCTCCTTGAATACCTTAGTTACTGACTCAATCTGTGTGCCATCTATCAGCACATGGTACAGTGGCATATCATCCACTGCAGCACCATTGTAAATATTTCCGGATGTCACAGCCGGAGCTGTTGGTGTAGATCCGGATGTAACTTCAGTACCTTTGATGACCACAAGAGATGCAGACTCAATACCTGTACCGGTATCCTTACTGTATCTCAGTGCTATGACATCAATCCTGGTCCTGTTCTGATTACCATTCTGGATGGCAGCATCTTCTACTGAATTCTGAGGAATGATTATATGTCTTCCCTGATTGACAGCATCACCGGATCCGATCCTCACCAAGTTACTTGATTCAATCGAATAGGCAAACTTAGTGCCGGTACCAAGGACATACTTACCAGTACCACAGACACCGGCATTATATCTGCCGGCATCAGCAGAGGATACATGGCCTTCTCCAGCATAACCTGTAATAAGTTCTATAGCCATTTAACCCACCTCATAAGTAATTACTATGTCATCATTCTGGATCTTGATGATCTTCTTGATCACCTCTTGAATACCTTCCAGTCCGGTGACTTGTTCTGTAGTTCCAACGATATCACCCACATCATAGGTCTGCTCTGTCTCTTCCAAGTCAATACCAAGCTCATCAGATGCATGGTACTCAGCCAGCTTCTCAATGGCACCCTGTACCATAACGGCCAGCCGGTCAAAGTACTGCTTGAAGTACTTGCCTGCTACCCATACAGGAGCTACCTTCAGATCTGTCTGAGAGTAGTAGGTATTGGCTCTCCATGTAGGAGCCACATCACCCTTCTTGATGTAGTACTTATTGGCCTGCCATGTAGGAGCTACTGTAGTATCCACTCTGGTATACTTAGCCACTCCCTTCCAGGCAGGAGCCTTCTGATGTGAATGCTGTGTATAATATTTCTTTGCCTTCCAAGTAGGTACCTTTTTCTTCTTAGTCTTCTCAACGTTGTACCATTTTTTCTTCTTGTTCTTCTTCAGCTCCTTAGCTGTAGCCGGCCTGTAATAGCTTCCATAGTTACTATTCCAGTCAGAAGGCTTGGAAGTCTGTCTGTCATAAGTGTAATAGGTGATACCATCTACTGATCTGTACTCTGTAGTGGTACCATCATTATACAGATAGTAGTATTCACCATAATTCTTCTTCCAGTCGGATGGCTGCTTAGTCTGCTTGGTGTACTTGGTATTGGTAACACCGGAGACCTTCCTGTAGGTGCTTCCATCCTTGATATAGTATTCTTCATAGTCTGTCTTCCAGTTTCCCGGCTTGGATGTCAGGAGCTGGTAGACTGTAGTGCCTGTAACTGCAGAGAATCTGTCTGTCTCAGCATTGTAGGTGAAGTAGTTCTCAAAGTTCTCAGTCCAGTCATATGGCTGCTTCTTCTGAAGGATGTGACCTACATCCTGCATGGCTGCTTCTTTATAGGATCCTCCGGTATCTACTTCCTCACCATCAATGATCTCTATCTTAGGCTCATACTGGAAGTAGTCCTCACAGTTAGTATCCCAGTCAGCAGGCTTGGCAGACAGTGCCACATAATTAGTAGTGATGTCTGCATTAGGTGCATCATAGACCTCTATGACTTCATCCTGATCAGTCATGATCTTCCTGGATTCATCCAGGATATAATCACTGTCCTGAATAGGATCCTTGGTAGGATCCTGCAGATACTGCTGCACTCCACCATACTCATCAGTGAAGATGTGGATCACTGCTCTGTCCTTCAGATCTCCCTGACCAAGACAGATCATATGATTGACCGGCCGGAAGTTCTTCTGCAGTGTGAAGTCCACCTGAGAAGTATCAAATTCCTCATCCTGTGAGTAGTCATATCTTGGCTCAGCTGACAGGACTATCATGCCATTATTCCACCGGATCCGGAGCTTGGCATCAAACTCCTTCAGCATCTTCTTGATACCGGTATAGGCATAGATATATCTATCCATCTGATAGGCTACTATCTCAATCTCAGAGTCTTCATCAGATGCCACGAATAGGGAAGAGAGACCGATCCGATCAATGATCTCCTGCAGCACTTCATTGGCTTCCCCTGCCAGTACCAGGTAATCATTGCCTTCCTCCGGACATATGACCTTATTCTCAAGGATCCCATGCCAGGTCCGGCCCTTGTACATGATCTCATCAGTATCAGTGTTTACTCTGATGCTGTCTACAATTCCTCCATACTCTTCACCTTCAACATAGATGAAGTATCCCTTATCACAGCAGTGATCTATCCGGTCAACACTGCAGGTGAAGTCATTCTCATCAGATCCATAAGCCATATCCAGATTGTAGGAATTCAGGACACCAAGATCCTTCCTTGTCTCATCTGCATAGATTAGATCCATTCTGGCTCACCTCTCTCATCAAATAGTGTTATATCCACCTTCAGATTCTTGTCTCTGCTGATAGTAGTAGTGCCTTCCGGTATTGGCTCAAAGATGTAGGAATCTCTGGACCTGAGATGGAAAATATTCTCTGCATTACCATAGATGTCATACTGTGTGATCTTCTTGGTAAGAGAATTGACTACTGCATATTCACCTTCTTCCAGCTCTGTAAGAAGCTCATACTGGTGATCTCCCACCAGTACTGAAGGATTCTGAGCAGGACCATAAAATTTCAGTTCAAAATTGGCCTTATCAATGCAATCATTGTCTATGACTTCAATCAGCTCTTCCATGTCATAGTCAAAGTTATAATCAAAGTCATAGTCCAGATCACCTGCATTGTTGGACAGATCCAGGTACTGATGTGTATGCTTCTTTACCCAGTACGGATATACACTGATGAATGTCACATCACGCTCTACAGATTCAAACAGTTCATCAAACTCATCATTACTGGTCTCTACAGCAAAGACCTCCTTATAGAATCCATTCCACCAGAGCTTACCAGGCTTCAGCTGCCGGATGTCTCTGTCAAAGATCCTGTGAATGTCATACATGACCTTATTGAATTCATCAGCTGTATCAGTCATGATAGACAGCTTCAGAGATGCTTCCTGAGTATCCTTAAAGAATCTCTTTACTCTTCCAAGGCCATTGACTCCGGAGATGGTGCTGTAGTTCCACTTATTGGCTGTCAGAGTCTCCGGAGACTGTGCATATACCGGATGACTCATGAAGTCTATAATGGATCCATCAGACCCTTCATAGTAAAGTGTCATCATTTACACTAACCCCCTTACAACTCTTCCAACTTCTCTGTCATTCAGCTCAATGGTAATTCCCATCTTTGCACATGCATTGGCAAAGACTTCAGCCATGAGATCATAGTCAATAGGCTGTGGCATAAACCTCTGTACAGCCACACTGATGTAATCCTGCAGAGTGCTAATAGGAGATACTGCTTCAGGTCCTGCTTCTGCAACCCCATGCCAGCCGGCCAGAGTAGGGAAGAGAGTAGGTGTATCAAATACAACACCTTTAGCATGCCAGGATACACTAAAGTGTGGCAGTGATCCCTTACCACCTATACCAAAAGGAGCCTTACCACCGGACACACTGATGTGTGGCAGTGACAGTCCGGAGAAGATCCTTCCGATGTGAAGAGGGAAGATGCCTTTGATCTTATTCATGATCCCCTGGATAGTACTCTTAGCTGATTCAATAGGCTTGGTCATTGCTGACTTGATAGCATTGAATGCAGAGGATACTGTAGACTTCACTCCATTAACCACGCTGCTTATAGTGCTCCGGATACCATTGAATAGATTAGTAACAGTACTCTTAGCTGTCTGTACCGGATGAGTGATGGCTGTCTTGATAGCATTCCAGACTGTTGTTGTCACAGATCTGATAGCATTCCACACTGATGTGACTGTACTTCTTACCGCATTGATGGCAGAAGTCACAGCACCCTTGATGGCATTCCAGACTGTCACCACTATATTCTTGGCTGCATTCCATGTGGTACTGAAGTGATTCTTTATGAAGTTAAATACTGTCACAATGACAGTCCTGATAGTGTTGATCACAGTCACCACTACATTCTTGATCACTGTAAATGCCTGATTGACTATATTTCTGAATGTTTCACAATGGTTATATGCGTATATAAGACCGGCTACCAGTGCTGCTATTGCTGTGATCACTAAAAAGATAGGATTCATCAGCATTGTAGTATTCAGCATGGCAAAAGCCTTCTGTACAGCTGTGATCAGGCTGCTTATGGCCAGTGCTCCGGCAAGGATACCAAGAGCAGTAGCTACACCCATGATCAGAGCCTGCAGTATTGGAGACTGCTGCACTACCTGAGCTACCTTAGTAATAACCTGAGCCACCTTAGTGACCACATCAGAGATGATAGGAGCCAGTGTACCACCAAGTGCTATACTCACACTGTTGGTGGCCTGTGCCCATGCATCCTGCATGGTGGTAGCATTCTCAGTAGTATCAGCCAGTGCTCCCTGATTGTCCTGAAGGACCTGAGTCCATTGCTCAATGTTAAAATTACCATTCTGGACATTGGCAGCCAGTTCCTGAGCTGCCTTAGCACCAAAGACCTCTTCTACAGTCAGGCCGGTATCACCAACCTGAGCCTGCAGAGCTTCAGATACATTGTCACACTCAGCTATGGCCTTGATAGCATCCTGGAAGGCTCCTGGTACATCATCAGTGACTTCTGATAGATTACCTACAGCCTTCTTCATGCCGGACATAACACTGGAGACATTGGCACCACCATCAGACAGGGAGATCAGCATAGCCAGAGCATCCTCAGTGCTGTATCCCAGTTCCTGGAATTGGATACTGTTCTCTGACAGGTATCTGGTCATCTCATCTACTGACATCTGACATGACTGGTTAGCAGTAGTCAGGTCATCCAGGAGACCATCCACATCATCTATATCTAATCCCCAGCGATTCATGACATTAGCAATATCATCTACTGCCTTGGTGCCATCAGTGCCGGTATGGTGTGCAAAATTAGCCACAGAGACTGTCAGATCTTCTGCAGCATCACCAGTAACTCCAAAACGTGTATTAAGCTCAGCCAGTATATCTGCCACTCCGGACAGATCCTGATCAGCATCAGCCACTCTGCTGAATGCATTGTGAGCTGTGGTATTAAGCTCTTCCAGAGCTTCCCCGGATGCACCGGTACCTTCTACAATAGCTGCATTGGCATCATCAAAAGCTCCAGCCAGGTCATATGCAGCATCTGCTATATCCTTGATGGCAGATGCTATGCCGGCATTCACCAGGATCTCAGCCATGTTATCTACTGAGGATCCTGCAGTCTCTGCAGCCTGACTCTGATCTGTAAGGCCCTGATTGGTCTGCTCCAGCTGACCTTTCAGCTTCTCTTCCTCAGTCTGAGCATAGATCAGCTGTCTCTCCAGCTTAGACACCTCTTCAGAATCTTCTCCATAGATATCCTTAGCTGCTTCCAGTTTCTGTGTCAGAGCTTCCTGCTTTTCTGCATTGGCTTCCAGCTGAGCTTCCAAGAGTTCTGTCTTCTGCTGCAGGTATTCAGTTTCATTCCCTGTGTTCTGGAATTGAGCTTCATTGAGCTTCATTTCAGCTCTCAGGGTAGACATCTCAGAATTAGCATCCTTGATTGCCTGAGTAAAATCAGAAGTTTCCGCTGTAAAACGGATCTTAGCTTCATTATTACCTGCCACTCTTACGCTCACCTTCTTTCTTCATGGCATATGCAAACCAGCTATCATAGGCAGTCTTGTTCTCTACAATCCGATCTAAGGAAGGGAGATCACAATCCCAGAATAAGTAATCCGGGATCTTCATGATCATCACATAGTAGGTGTAGTAGTCCTCTATCTCTTCCAGCGGAAAGTTAGGTGGCTTGACTGTTGTTACCTTTTTCCGTGTTGCTTTCCGGAAGGCATCCGGGAACCCTGTTTTTTTTCCTGAGCACCATACAGCTTTCTGAATGTCTCACCCATTTCCTGTCTGCTGTCCGTCAGCTTGTACAGGAAGTCTTCATAGGCCATGTGATCCTCATCCTTTACATGAGCACATCTATAAGCTATGTAAAGGAATTCACCCATATCAAACTCAGTAAGACTGTTAGGATCCTTCTGGACCTGTCTCTGCAGCTCAAAATATCTATCTGTCAGAGCTTTATCCTTCTTGGACAGCTCAAACAGGGCACCAAGATTCAATGTCAGCTCCATAGACTCACCATCATTGGTACTGATCTTGTGAAATACTGCCATGTTATTACCTCCATAATTCAAAAGGAGACACCTTACTTAGATGTCTCCTTATCATTCTTAGATTCTTCTACAAACTTGTCCACAGACAGGATCTCCTTGATCCGGTCCTTCTTCAGATTCAGCTTGTCACCCGGCTTGTAGATCTGCCCGGTGTACTTGTCTGCAAACTTCTTGACCACAGTGACCCACATAACCGGTCACCTCCTTATGCGGATGCTACATCAGAAGTGAGCTGAGCATTCTCAGAGCTGAAGTCTGTCATCCAGTTATCAGCATTGAGCACATCACCGGTCAGCTCAACCTCCAGAGCCTGGTATTCACCCTTGTTATGATCATCCGGCATGTAGCTGACAGTCATCTCAACCTCAGCAACTTCTTCAGCACCATTCTCAATCTCCATGGAATTGATCTCCTCAATCTTACATCTTGGATAACCAAGGAACATGATATTATCATCCTCATCCTTGACTCTTGCGGTCAGAGAAAATTCCGGCATAGGCTCAGTATTATCAAAAGCATAGATACCAGGCTGGAGACCTTCATTGGTCATAGCATGGATCTTCCTGTAAAGAGCCATCTTAATGTGCATCTTCAGATTGATAGTACCGTTGCCTGTAGGCTTGGTCTTTCTCTTCTTGACTACACCTCTGCAGCTCTTTGTAACTGTTTTAGTCTCACGCTCAACACTGAGAGTGCCAACACAGTCATCTCTGGTATATGCTTCATCACCGGCTACTTTCATAGCCAGCTGATCACATTCAAAATACGAATATACATCAGCAGATGAAAAACTCATAGTGTTACCTCCTTAAAAATTTTCAGTTAGCTTACCCAGACACATTTCCACTACACTGTCAGCAGCTTCCTCAGCTCCGTGCTGGAAGAATTGCTGATTACCAGCATGTCTTCTGGTATTGGATCCATCATCCGGGAAGTATAAGTAGTTATAAGCTGTCTTTGACTTGATGGTGACAGCCAGCATCTCATTATTGACCTGCTGAAGAGAGTCAGCACTGGCAGCAGGTGCTCTCTTACCCTTCCAGTGTCTCCCGGAAGAAGGTATCAGCAGATGGATCTGATCCTTGATTTTCTGACCACCTTCACCATGCAGCACATCATTGATGATCCGCTGTGCTCCGGTGCCATACTCATCCATCTTCTGCTGTAGAGATTCAACCTCATCAAAATCCAGTTCAAATGATGCCATGATCAACACCTCTTTTCAGGATGATACAGTGTGATAGTGGCTATCTCCACCACCATATTGGTATTACCCTTGAAGGTGTAATTGTACTGGATATCATCATTGGTGAGCTTCAGTTTAGTGCCTGACTCATCCTTCTCCTGCAGAGCATTGATGACAGTATCTACATAACCTTCAGGGATATAATCCTCATGGATCACATGGACCTGATAAAATGTCTGCAGATCTACCTTGGAATTCTGGTTATTCTTTGTAGTCTTGGATCTGTTGAATACAAAGTAATTCCAGGACTTCAATTCCTTTTCTCTGCAGGCCCCATACCAGACACCGGCCATAGGCACTGTGGTATCCTTGGCCAGTGTATCCAGTGTGCTCCGGATCCTATCCAATACACTATTACTCATGACAGCTTCCTCACTTCCTCCAGGTATAGATACATCTCTGATCTATCCCGGTCTTTATCCAGGTCAATAATGCTATACAGCACATCTTCAATCAGCACCTGGTGGAATTTTGTCACCTGATCCCGGAGCCTGGTCTTCACCTTCATGGTCAGATTTCTACCTTGACTCTCAGCAAAAGACAGATCCTGCTCTCTTCTGGACATTTCATCATAGTTCAGTTTCAGGATCTTACTCAGCTCCGTCTTCTTAGTGGGATTCTTCACAGCATTAAATGAGCTGTGATCAGATTCAGGCTTACAGATGAAGAGGACACCATCATTGAATGTGGAAAATCTACTCTTCATCTGTACTATCCTCCTTAGCTGCTGCCACTTCATACTTATGCCGGATCTGAATGATCTCAGCTCTGTAGGCACTATCAAACTCATTCAGGCAGTCATTCCATGAATAGAGCATGTAGGCCAGATACAGCCTTCTCTCAGGACCCGGCACAAAGTAATCAATGGTAGCACCCAGCTTATGATTCAGTGCTACTTCTGCATCACACATCTGATCAATCAGCTTAGCTTCAGTATCTGTATCACTCCATGTGATATTCAGATGTCTCTTTACCGGATCCATCTTGGATCTGGCTGATGCTGTAGTCAGCATGATTGATCACACTCCTTCCTTATGCAGATACAACCTCATCAGAAACATTCTTGACTGTGATGAATGCTTCCTCAAGATCAGAGATGTCAAGCAGGACAGCACATGTATCATCATATGCAGTACCCATGCCATGGAGCTTGATCTTGAATGTTCTCTTATCCTCCAGGAATTTGAAGTCATCAGAGAATGTCAGAGTGCCTTCCTTACCGGAGCCAACACCCATGAAGTATTCCTTAGGCAGACAGAGAATAGCCTTGCCTGTAGCTACTGCACTGGATCTGATGACCTGAGTAGGGAATGGAAATACATCCTTGGTGAAGCCACCTGCAGCATTGAGTACTGTAGTAGCCGGCATGACTTTGCTCAGGAAGTCAACCTGGTTACAGATCAGAGTAACCTCATCAAAGTTTCTGATGAATCCACCATGCTTGGTGTATCCATTCTTAGGAGATCCATCTGAATTGGCAGCAGTGGATGCAGGAGTTACATTGCCAGTAGCATCAGCTGTGTACCATACTTCAGTTACAGCCAGCTGAGCCAGGACTGCTCCGTACTCTTTCGGCATGAAAGATGTGAGAGCTACAGCTGTCTTCTGAGGATATACACCATCAGATACAGTGACACCATGATGGATGTCTCTATCAAGTCCAAGTGGCTGATTCTTACCAGTACCGGCAACAATACCAGACTCCAGACCTACATAGATGGATTCCTTCAGGAATGTGCGGATGTAGTTATCCAGGAATACAGGACCAAGATCCAGCATGTCCATCTCAATGACAGCAAATGCAGACAGCTTAGCCTGTACCATATCTACTGTTCTGAATGCTCCTTCAATCTGAGTAGCAACAGCAGAATTGATAGCTCCCCATGTAGCTGTAGGTACAGCATGATCACTGAGGACCCATCTGGTGAGATACTGGACATTTACAAAATTGATAGCAGCCAGAAGCGGATGCTCTGCCTGAAGATCTCTGTAAACATCCTCAATGATGGTGATAGGCATGACCTTATCAGACAGGAGACCATTCATGGTCTGGACTGTCTTTTCCTTACCGGCCTTGATCACAGACTGATAGAAGCTCTTTTCCTCAGAAGTGAGTACTCTGAATCCTCTCTGCATCAGGACCTGCTGATCACCATGAGCAGATTCATAGTCTGCCAGTACTGTAGCAGCAATGGCATTGCCAAAGCTCTCAAACGCTGCTTCAACCTGAGCAGCTTCAGGTGCTTCTGCTGTAAATACGTTTCTCAGTTCAGCAGCAGCATTCTGTACCATAGAATTCTCTCTAAGCATATTATTCTTCCTCCTTAGTCATGAAAAGTGAAAAAATGTTACTAAACTTGTTACCAGTCTTCTGCTCCGGCTCAGGATCCTCTTCAGATTCCTCTTCCGGCACAACTTCAGGCTCCGGATCCGCTGGTACCAGTTCCGGCTCCAGATTAACTACTTCCTCCTGCTGAAGCTCAGCAAGGACCTGATCCAGCTTCTGCTCCAGAGCAGTCAGTCTGTCATGACCTCTACTGAGGACAGCTTCCCGGATGCTGCCAAAAGCAGACTGCTGTGGATCCTCTTCCGGATCTTCAGCATCAGCTATCTCAGTAGCAAAGCCATATTCCAGACATTCCTGAGCTGTCAGCCAGGTCTCAGCATTCATCATAGCCTTGATCTCATCCTCAGACAGATTAGATACCGCAAGGTATGCATTGATACTGGACTGATTGATCTTGTCATTGTCCTCAGCAGCCTTCCTCATCTCTTCTGAATTCGCAAAACCAAGATAACTCATGCAGTTATGGATCATCATGAGTGCTATGCTTCCCATCGTTCTGACATCACCTGCACAGAAGATGATGGTAGCTGCACTACATGCAAACCCATCACAGAAGGTATGCACCTTTGCGGAATGTCTCTTCAGAACAGAGTAAATAGCCAGAGCTTCCGCAACCTCACCACCATAGGAATTGATGTACACATTGATCTCATCCACATCAAGTGCATCTATCTCTTCCTTAATTCCATGAGATGAGACATCTGACTCCAGCCATGGCCATGATGTGATATCACCATAGATGTTGATATCTGCTATCCTGCCATTAGTAGCGATCTGATAAAACTTCTGCCTTCTCACCATCAATCACCTCCTTCCTGTATTGATGTCAGAAATCTTTCGATCTCTTCAAAATTCTTAGTAATGAAATGCTTCTGACTCCAGTCAGTTTTAAGTGGTGCCTTATCCAGCTCTTCTCTGACTTCATCAATGCTCATTACTCCGGATGAAATGAGATTCATGCAGGATACAGCCAGGTCAAAGACATTCTGATGCTGTATCTTGCCGGTATCTACTTTGTAGTAGTTACCTTTGATGTAATTATCCACACCTACACCCTTATTCAGAGCTTCAGTGATGGCATCAGCATATGGATCCACTCCAAAAGTGAGGAAAGATCCTATGATCTCCTTCATGCTGGTGATGTTACCAGTCATCATGGATTCAGGAATATGGAAGGCTGATGCTACTGTGGACATCAGCTCCTTCTGCAGTGCCACAAAATCTGTGGAAGATGCATTCACCTTACTGGTATCCGGCTCCAGCTTGTATCCATCAAACTCCGGATAGACTGCTGTATCAGATTCCAGGTAAGTCTTCAGCTGCTTCTTGATGTAGTTCTCAAATTCCTTATTGAATTCTTCATCTCCGGCCTTCACACCTTCAATGTGCAGCTTGTACTTCTGACCATTGGACTGCTTCAGTGCAGCTGCTGCAGATGACATGATGGATCCATACTGGTTATACATACCATCTATCAGCTTCCGGACATTCATATCATCCAGCCGGACCATGTAGCTATCATCTTGAGTGAAGACCTTCTCAAAGGTAAAATTACCAACCGTCACTGAATCATAAATGTCACCCAGAATTGGTCTCTCTTCCTTCCTGGCAAAACTGTCAGCACAATAGATAGCTCCATCCCTTGTCTCAACTATGAGTGCTTCTCCTTCCCGGATCATCTTATTGATCACCCGGTGCCAGAATAGGGAAGATGTCTCATTCTTATTCGGACTGACATTCAGAAGGAAATAGTCCTTATCTTTTATTGGCTTACCTTCTTTGAAGGTCTTCACTTCAGATCTGCTGATAGCATTACTGATCAGGGATGATGCAGTAAAGACTGCCAGCTCTTTGTAGTAAAGCTCAGCCGGGATATCAATGACTACAGTAGAATCACCTCCTACAGTTCTGTCTACTGGGAAGAGCCATTCCAGGAAATTGCTCCACCATTTAATTGCCATTCATCCATTCACCTCCTACATAACAATGACCGGTACTCTTACAGTAGCCGGTCTCTCTTTGATCTCATTCTCCGGCACCATGCTGGCCACCAGAGCCATGAACGTATCATTTTTTCTGCTCTTAGCTTCAATCTTGGCATAAACAAAGGAGCCTTTATCAGCTCCCACATCTCTGCCATATCTGATTGTCTTAGTATTATTGGCTCCCCATCTGAGTACAGGATTATTTCCCCAGTGAAAATACCCATTCAGGAAGCAGTGATCTATTACCGGCACCACCTTGATGATATCTGTCTGCTTCACCAGCATCAGATTCTTCTTCTCCTTGCTGATTCCCACCTTAGCCAGTGCATCTGACAGCAGTGCATATCTGTAGGAGTCTATGGCTACCATGGTGATATTGTACTTCTTACCCATCTCATAGATGTAATTGGCCGGGATAGATGGATGGATCTCAATATCATCCACATATTCAAGATATTCAGTCTTACACCATTCCTGCCATGGTGCCTTTATCCTTGGAATATCCCTGGAAGCTGAGCAGATCCATGCCTTGTTGATATCATATCTGTCATCTCCCTTCCGGAAGTGCAGATTGACTGCTACCCAGTCAGTAGTGGATGCATAGTCAATACCAACAGTGCAATTCCATCCCTTCAGATCAGGGATCTCCTTATTGGTAGCTGCTATTGCTTCCCAGTCAGCCACAGCTGATTCCTTAGCAGACTCCGGCAGATTCATTCTCTTACTCATGAAGGCCGGCAGCCTGTCAGGATTCTTCTTCCAGTCTCTGTATTCCTTCCTGGTCTCCAACAGCAGATCCGGAAGATAGGGAAGGGAAGGATTAGCCTTGGTCCAGTTAGACTCATCATCTACTTCTTCCTTGGCATCCAGCTTGCAGATGAAGTACAGTGTGCCATTGTCATCAGCTCCGGACCTTAGGACATCCTCACCATCTGCCAGTGCATCATCCAGTGGACCTTCTCTGACATCTCCATTGGTGGTGTAGTAGGACCTCCTTGGGTGCTTCTTCTTACCAAGACCGGTAGTGAAGACATTGATATTGTCATAATTAGGATACTGGTGGATCTCATTGAAGATCACTATGCCGGATCTGAGTCCATCCTTACCTTTAGGACTGTTAGTCCGGCCTTTTATCACTGATCTGGTCTTTGTACAGATGACTCTTTCCTTGGTCCAGTGATAAAACTTCTTGATTTTCTTCTGTACAGCAGGATCCTCAAAGAATCCGGTCAGATCCACCACCGGTCTGATGGCTTGCTCTTCATTATTGGCACAGATGTCCACATCATATTCCCGGATACCATGGTATGGGGATGTGAGACACATGCTCTCAATAGCTATGGTACCATCCTTACCGGCACCTCTGCCTATCATACAGAAGAGATCCGGCCATCTTGGTTGACCAGTATCCTTCCAATAGCAGCAGTCATGAAGAGCTATCACAAACTTCTGCCAGGGAAACAGGTCAAATGGAATGTATGTCCTGCAGATCTTCATGTAATTGCTGAGCTGCTCCTGATCTATATAGATATCTTCCTCAGCAAAGCACTTCTGTACATGCTCTACCAGCAGATGCTGCTCTTCACAGCACTTGTACTTTTCCTGCTCAACGATATCAATCCATTCCTGTACTTCCTTACATATCTTCATCATCCAGGTCCATACCAGCATCAGGCTGAATGCCTAACTTATCCAGGAGCTTGATCATCTGCTGGTTAGTCTTCAGGATCTGATCCACACTGTCATTCTTCTTGGATCCATACTGTGTATCTGAATTTCTCCATTCCACATATGTGCCACGCTCTAGAATGTCATCATTGGCCATTTCCTTGATCACATACATCTTCATGTAGTCTTCTACCAGATCCTTGAAGTGTGGTAAGTCATTTCCACCACGCTCCAGCTGATCCAGGAGAGACTTCCGGATGGTCTTGTAGGCTTTTGTCTTCTTGATCTTGTCTGGACTTGTGCTCACTTATACCCACCCCTTACACGATATTCTCCGGAGATGATCTGTCTTACCCCCTTTCCGTTGTCAGCATCCCCATTTTGAAAAGGGTAAAGGGGAGCCGGGGTACTACCATCTCTCTTCATTCATAAATTTTTCTTGACTGCTTCTCTTTATCTTCTCCGGATGCAATTTA